CCCGGCGTTTCTGTTTGGGGGTTATAATATTCATCGCGATAAGGGAATATAACCATGTCGGCATCCTGTTCTATTGCCCCCGATTCCCTTAAATCGGATAGCATAGGTCGTTTGTCTGCCCTTGATTCGCAAGAACGGCTTAACTGGCTTAATGCAACAACCGGCACCCGTATTTCTTTTGCAAGCTGCTTTAACCTGCGCGAAACTTCCGAAATTTCCTGTTCACGGTTACCGTTTTTCTTTGGCGTTCCTGAACAAAGCTGAATGTAATCAAGGTAAATAATATCAATCCCGTGTTTCAGCTTCCAGTTTTTGGCTATTCCTACAACATCATTTATACTTAGTCCGCCACGGTCGCAAACCTGTATAGGGTATGTGTGCATCTTTTGAAAGGCTGCGTCAATCTTTTGCCATTCTTCGCGGTGCATCCCGCCACGGCGTATTTGTTTTAGGTCAACATTCGTTTCAGATGCCAGCATCCTTTTGTTAATTTGGTCTTGCGACATTTCAAGCGAGAAAAACCCAACCTTAACCCCAGATTCGGCTTGATTACTCATAAACTGCGTTATAAGTGCCGTTTTACCCATTGCTGGCCTTGCCGCTATGATAACCAAGTCAGTAGGCTGGAACCCCATTGTTTGCCTGTCTAATGCGCTTAAACCGCTTTTTATTCCTGTTGAATAGGTTTTATCTTCAGCAGCCTTTTTAATCTCGCTTATGGTTTCGTAAAGAGATTCACCAAAAGACACCTGATTAATCCTGTTAAGTTCGGTATTGATGCTGTCCAGTTCGTTAAGCATATTGTCGAAACCTTTAAAGAAATCCTGTGTTTCGCTATACATTTCTTCGCGCACCCTTGTCGAAATATCAATTAAACGGCGCTTTAGGTAGCACTCCTTTATACCGTAAGCGTATGGCTCCACACTCTCGGTTGAATTTACGCTGTTTGAAACTTTAGCCACACCAATAGCGCCGCCAGCTTTTTCTAAGTTACCAGTCTTTTTAAGCCTTTCCGCAACGGTGTAAATATCAATAGGGTCATTTTCTCGGTATAACTCAATACATGCGTTCCAGATTATCTGATTTTTAGGGTCGTAAAAGCAATCAGTATGCAGAATAGGCAACACCCTTACAATAGCGTTCTTATCCAGCATTACAGATGACAATACTGCACTTTCCAATTCAATAGCCTGTGGCTGTAATTTCATTTGCTCCATTAGTCAGTCAGTTTTTTGTAGCGCGAACCTTGTTGTTCTATTGGTGCCGCCGTTGCCATATCGTAAATTATATTCTTTGCCCCTACTGAAATTGTGTGGTTTATACAAGCGGTTACCTGTGTATCATTTAGTCCCCTGTCTTTGAAGGACTGTATTAACGCCTCAACCTGTTCCCCTGATTTAACAGCGCCGTGCTGTTTGTTAGATGCCCTGTATTTTAAATACCTGTCAAGGCTTTTTGAAACTGCTCCCGAAATCTGAAAAATAAAACCTTGTCTATTAAAATAATCAATATCATAATTACTTTCATTTTCATTTCCTGTTTCTGTTTCCATATGTTGAACATATGTTTTAGATATGTTCGTATATTTTGATTCTGGTTTTATAGGCTTCTTTTCAGTCTTGCCTGACCTGTTTTCTGCCCTGCTTTTTGAATACTTTTTGCGCCGTTCAACCTCTAACTCTAAACGCTCATTATAATATTTACCGTCAGCATCTTTAACGAACTTCGCAAAAATATCATCATCATATGTTTTACATATGTGCATCATTTGTTTTTCCGTTAAATGGCCGTGTAAATGCTGCGCGCAAAGCAAACGGATATACTTTCCGCATTGTTCATCAGTAAAAAACTGTGTCCCGCTTTGGAAGTTATCGCTATAAAATAAAAATGCAGGGTCTTTAGCCATAAAAAACAGCCCCGCCACCACACAAAGGCTGTCCGATGCTACGGGTTTGTAGCGTAGGCAATGTGTAGTAAGCGGGATTGTTTTTAAATATCTTCATATCGGACAGCAAGGCAAATGTAATAAATTTTTTGTAATCGGTTGTGTTATTGGAATATTTCTATTTGGCGGTTATGCTTAAACCTTTTTTCGGCCTCTTTACAGTTCAATACAGCCTGCTTAAAATAGCTGTCTTTTAGCTCTATTCCTATTGCCTTACGCCCCATTGAAACAGGCGAATAAACCTCGCTACCTACCCCCATAAATGGAGTTAATACAACCTCGTTATGGTTAGAGTATAGGTAAACCAACCTGTCAATCACATCTAACTGTAAAGGGTGAACGTGTTTTTCGTCATCCTCTTCTCTGCTATCTTTAAAAGGCAAAACATTGTCAATCCTAACGTCGTCCCAAACGCTTGAGGCGTATCTTTGCCATGTTAAATGCGATAGTTTGTTTTCGCGCTGGTCTCCTTCAAAATTAACCCACTTTTTACGGAAATCATCGTAGTTTCCGTAAGTTTCAATGTGTGCAGGCAAAAATGGGTTTTCGCCAAAATACTCATAATCATTAAGTCCGTTTGGGTGAACAACCGGCGTTAAATTTTCTCCACGCTTTTTAAAAATCAGAACATAATCGGGCATTGCTGTAAAGCACCTGGTGGCGTCCTCTACTATAAATTTGTGCATTAGGCTTTGAACCATTGTCCGCATTCTAACTTTCAAAGGTTCTTTCCAAATGGTAATACGGTTGTGGTATTCAAATCCGTATTTTTCGTGTAGCTTTATAACCTCGCCCGGAAAATCCCAAAGCCTGCCTGTATTTGTATGCACATCGGTAACGTGAACCGCATTAATACGGCCTGCTTTTGTAACACGTGCCATTTCAGAAATCAGAAATTCATATTGCTGTAAAAATTGTTCTTTGCTTTCGCAGTTGCTGAAATCATTTTCGTGCGAACTGTAATTGTATAGCCCGGCAAAAGGCGGCGAATATACAGACAGGTCAATACTTTCATCTGCCAATTCGCGCAAAACGTGCATACAATCGGCATTGTAAATTGCGTAGTTTTCCTCTATTACTTCTTGTTTAATCATGGTGTTTAGTTTATGAATTTTGGTTTAGTAAATGCTTTGTTGAATCCTTTTTCAGCTACCATAAATTTAGAGTTTACGTTTTCTGATAGCTTTTGAAACATACTATCGGCTTTTTCTTTTTTAGCCTGTAAACTTTCTAATACCCTGCTTTGACCGTCTGATATTACAAGGTCGGCAATTACATTTCTATTTTGCCCAAACCTGTAAAAACGTCGAATAGCCTGATAGTATTGTTCATAGCTAAACGTAGGGAAGTAGGTAGTGTGGTTACAATGCTGCCAGTTTAAACCGAATGCAGTAATTGATGTTTTTGTAACCAGCTTTTTAATTTCGCCGTTTGAAAAGGCTAAAAGTATTTCTTCTTTTTTATCAATATCCATATTACCGCGAACCTCATAGGCATCCTTATCTAAGGATAAAATTAAATCAGCTTCATAATTAAGGTTCACCCAATAAACAGATGTATCGTGTTTACATGCAAGTTCATAAGCCTTTTCGCATCGCTTGTTTATAGTTGCCCTAACCTCGGCTTTAATCTCCTGAAAAGTAAAAGCAGTTTTGTTAAACATTTGGTGCTGCCCATTTATTACCAATGGCTTTTCATTGTTTACGATAGATATGTTTTCGTGCAATGCTGGCAGCTTGTGCATGGAATCGCTAAAACCTAAATCGCTCGGTTTACGCATGGCAATACTCCAGGATGCAACCCATTGCCAAAAAGCGGTTTCTGCATGTGCTTTTAAATACCATTCACTACCGGCATGTCTTATATCTATGCTGCTTTGGTTGTTCTTAAAAAACTTGCCCAACATATCCATATAACCCATATACCCCAACGCCTCAGAACTGGTGCCGAGTTCTATGTAATCATTTGGCGAAGGTGTTGCTGTGAAAAGGTATCGGTATTTAACCCTCTTTAAAAAAGCCGTTATCTTGTCCTTTGTTGCGCCGTCAAAGTTTTTGAGTATGGAACTTTCGTCAAGTATAACACAGTCAAAATCGGTAGGTGAAAAGTGTTCTAATCTCTCGTAATTGCACACTACAATCTTTTTTGAATACCTACCGTCCTTTGAATATTCCACGTCATCTATTCCAAACTTTTCAGCCTCTTTGATAAACTGAAAAGCAACCGCCAAAGGGGTTATAATCAGTATAGGTTTATTGGTGTGCCTTACATAGTTTAAACCTATTGTAAGTTCAATAATTGTTTTGCCTAAACCGGTGTCAAGAAAACAAGCGCAGCGCCCTTTTTTAATGGCTAATTCAGCTACGTGTTTTTGAAAGTCAAACATCTGGTCGGGAATGTAATTTGGCGCTATACCAAAATCGCTTCCACGGTGTCGTTTACTTTCTATAAATTGTTCATATTCCATAAAAAATAAATCCCCAAACTGAAAGCGGATAGCCGTCCACTAACAGAATGAGGATATAGAAGTTTATAATACACATCGGCTACTGTGTTTTGCAAATTTAGTAAAATTTTAGCGCGGTGTAAAAATAGTAATTATTTCGTTAGTTGTTAGTGTAAAGTGTTAAAGTTTATTTTGTGCCGGATAATACCAGCCACTCACCAGCATTTGCGCAATGTGCCGCTTTGTTTTTAACCTTGCCTGTGCCTACAGACATAATCAACCCCTGCTTAGATGCCTTTGGAGTAATAAACCCGAACGCCCTTTTGTTTTCAGGCATATCATACCCGTTTTGCTCTGCCCACTCTCTAAAGTTTTCAATCATAAAGGTGTTGCCAATTCCGATAAAAAGCAAGTATCGCTTAAACCCTTCATAGATTGTTTCGCTCCACTTTGGTTGCTTACTATCCGCCGTTTGCTTTGCCCGGTCAATACCTGCATCCCTAAGTTGTGCGCCTGTAAAGTCTAATTCTGCTTGCATGGTTGGTTTGTTATCCTTTTAAATTCATCTTGCACCTGCCTGGCGGTTTCTCTAAAGTCCATATCGTATTTATACAGGTCGCGGTATTTATTGCAGTATAGAGTTATGCCAGAATGAACCCTGTTAAACAGGCCTGCAATTTGCTCACCAGTCATTTGCGTATTAACCCGCACCATGTGTATTGCAATAGCCCGAATATCACATATAACAGCGCTTTTTTGGTCGCTTTTCAAATCCCACTCCGTTGCCTTAGTAACGGTGTTTATTGCCTGAAATACGGCTTTAATTATCTCGCTGTAATCGGTATCGGTTTTCCTACGCCTGTCGTGCCTGATAACCTTGCACGTCAGTTCAATATCCACCCCGAAAAGTGCGATAAGCTGCTTTTGGAAGTTCTTGACTTTAGCGTTTAAAATCTCGCGGTCTTTGCGTTTCATATTTCTACTGAATAAAAGCCGCTGTTTAGGTGGCCTTTCCATATACATATATTCCCGAAGTCGTCTGTGTCCATAAACATATCTCCATGCTCCATGCACTTGCCTAAATATGATACGTTTTTATTTGGTTTAGGCGTTAAGTAATGCGGTGAACTCATCTATCCACTCCACGGTAATTTTCACCAACTCGTTTGTTTCGGGAGTATCTCCTGTTCTGATAGCCATAAACCAACCTTCGGTTTCGCTGCTTGAATCCGGATTCAGATTCGGAAGGCTTCTATAATGGCAGCTGGCAGCTTTAGCAACTGTTCCAACAAAGCAGCAGCATTCGCCTTCGTAACATGAGCCGTCAATTTTGCCTTCGATCAGTGATTGGCGGAGCGCAGGAACTTCTTTCTTCTGGGCAATAAGCCTTCCGAAAAAATCTCTCTTAATATTCTCCAGGCATCCGGCGTCGAGCGCGCTTCGCGCGCTGGTACTGTCGAACTTGCTGTTGTAGAACTTGCTGTTGTCGAACTTGCTGTTGTAGAACGTGCTGTTGTCGAACGTGCTGTTGTAGAACGTGCTGTTGTCGAACTCGCTGTTGTAGAACTTGCTGTTGTCGAACGTGCTGTTGCAGAACGTGCTGTTGTAGAACGTGCTGTTGT